GGCGCTCTCTCATACTTGGGATCCGGATAAAAGGCAGCATGTTTTCATTTCCGGCCTTCCGTCTTTACAGCGAAATGTTGATATCCACTTCAACAACTGCAAAATGGCCGTCATCGACGTCGAGGCTCAAAAATCGAAGATTGGCTGCATGATGTTCTCGCTCAATTTTGCATTGAACGCTTACCAGAAAGACGATTTTTTTAACGACCTCCATGGCAGGCTAAATGAAAATGGACGCTGCTTTGACGGCCACGAATCGCGAATCATCGGCAAGATGGAGTATATCGAGGGAACCAAGATGCTTCCGGCCGTTTTCTATAAACACGCCCAATCGCGCGGGACGATGGACGAAGTTGTCGCAAACCAACCAGACCTGCGCGATAGGAACGTAAGCACCAGCCGTTCGAGCCCCCACGAGACTTTGCAGGGTCGTGTCCAAAATTTTCGGATTACGCGCGGGGAGCGGTCTTACAGTATGTCGATCGAGGCGTCGCGCATGCGAAAAATCAGGAAGGCTATTGAAGATTCTTGATTCGGGACTGATGGTTCGGCCCTCTTAGCAGTTGCTGGTTTCGACGTCAATTGCAGCCTTAGGCGTTGACGCACCCAGCACGTAGCCGCGTTTTTTTCCAGACCGGCACTTATTACGCCCCTTCACCATAAAACACCCGCCAGCAGTTGGTATGCCGCATATCAACCCGCTACCAGGTGCGCCGATTCCGGCAACCCGGCAACATGCAACGCATGACTGCTGACCACTCCGAACTGCTACGCTTAATCCTGAATCTGATTCGATTCGGCACCATTGCCGACATCGATCACGATGCCCAGCGTGTCCGCGTCCTTGTAGGAAAAAACACCACCGCGTGGCGCCCCTGGATCACCTCCCGCGCCGGCGACGCACAGACCTGGTTTCCGCCTTCCATGGGCGAACAGGTCATTGTGTTGTCGCCCGAGGGAGATTTTACGAATGCCGCGATCCTGCCGGCGATCTATTCCGACAAATGTACATCGCCGTCCACCAACCCGGCACACCACACCACCCGCTACGCCGATGGCGCGGTGGTCCAGTACGACCGCGAGAGCCACACGCTGACAGCCACGCTGCCGGATGGCACCAGCATCACCGCCGCGCCTGGCAAAGTCACCTCGAATGCAGAAGATACGGAATGCACCGGCAATCTGCTGGTGCAAAAGGATCTGGTCGTCAACCAGAATCTGACCGTCAATGGCATGTCGGCCTTGAATGCCGGTATGAACGTCCAGGCCGGCAAGGAAGGCGGTCCTGCGGCGATGATCCAGGGAATCATGCGCGCTACGGTCGACGTAATCGCTGCCGGTATCAGCCTGGTAAAACACCCGCACAGCGGCGTGAAGAAAGGCGACGATGAGTCAGGTGGTCCGAAATGATGAACGCCCGCACTGGCCGCGCTTTATCTCGCCTGGCCCATATCCGCCAGTCACTGGCCGACATTCTCACCACGCCCATCGGTTCCCGCGTCATGCGCCGTGACTACGGTTCTGAAGTGCCAGAGCTGATCGACCAGCCCTTGAACGGCGCCACCGTGCTGCGCATCTATGCCGCCACGGCATACGCTGTATTGCGCTGGGAGCGCCGCATTGCCTTGACCGGCGTGCAACTGCAGCGCGGCCAGGACGGACAGGCCACACTGATCCTGGATGGCGTCACCAACGAGCAGAGCGTCCAGCTAGACGTGCCTGTTGGTTCTGGGGCGGCAGGATGAGCGCCGCTATCGATCTGTCACAACTGCCGGCACCGAATGTCATCGAGCCACTGGACTACGAAACCATTCTGGCGGAGAACTTGGTGGACCTGGCAGCGCAAGGCGTCGATCTGGACGAACTCACGCAATCCGATCCCGCCATCAAGGTGGTGCAACTGAGCGCCTACCGTGAGCTGAAGCTGCGCCAGCGCGTCAATGAGGGCGGACGTGCCCTGATGTTGGCCTATGCGAAGGGCAAAGACCTGGACCAGATCGGTGCCAACATGGACGTCCCGCGCTTGGAAATCTGGCCGGCAGATCCCGACAAGGGGACGGCTGCCGTCATGGAGGAGGACGAGGATTACCGCCGTCGCATCCAATTGGCGCCGCAAGGCATGTCCGTGGCCGGTCCAGAAGGCGCTTACATTTTCCACGCCCTGAGTGCAGACGGCCGTGTGCGCAATGCGACCGCCACTAGCCCATCGCCTGGTCACGTGGTCGTCGCGATCTTGTCACATGAAGGTGACGGCACACCCACGCAGGAGCTGCTGGATATTGTCGCCACCCGCATGGCCGAAGACGGAATACGCCCGCTGACCGACTATGTCCAGGTCCACGCTGCCCAAGTCGTCCGCTACCAGGTGCGCGCTAAGCTGTATAGCTTCTCGGGCCCAGATCCGACCGTAGTCCTGGCCGAAGCCGTCAAGCGCATGCAGACATATGCCAAGGATGCCCACCAGCTGGGCCGCGTCCCGACCCATTCCGGCATCGACGCGGCGCTTCACGTGCCAGGCGTTGAGCGCGTCATGTTGATTACGCCGACCGACGATCCAGAAATTTCCAAGCTGGTGGCGCATTACTGCGAAGACATGCAGATCGAGTACGCCGGCATTTGGGGCAAAGCATGAGCAAGAAATTCAAATCCCTGCTGCCCCCGAATTCCACACCTCTGGAACGGGCGCTAGAAGCGGTCACGGCTCGGATCTCGGACGTTCCGGTCCCGCTGCGCACGTTGCACAATCCGGACAAGATCGCTATCAATCTGTTGCCCTGGTTAGCCTGGCACTGGTCCGTCGATAGCTGGAAACCCTACTGGACGGAAGAGGTACGGCGCGCCCGCGTACGCAACGCCATGAAGATCCACCGCCAGAAGGGAACCGCCAAAGCCGTCAAGGACGTGGTGGCGACTTTTGGCGGTGCCATCCTGCTGCGCGAGTGGTGGCAAAAAACGCCGATGGGCGAGCCGTTCACCTTCGAGCTGGTGCTGACCTTATCCGGCGCCGGCGGCCAGTCCGCGACGGCTGAATTTGTCGACGATGTGATCGCCGAGGTGAATCGCACGAAATCGATCCGCAGCCACTTTACGTTCACCCAGGGTATTGAGACGCAAGCCGCGCTTGCTGTTGTTGGTGCGGTCCGTCCTGTGACCTATGCCCGTTTGAATCTGATAGAAGAAAAGTAAAACTATGCCTGGACTCCAAATCATCATCACCAAGGCTGGCCGCGCCGCCCTGGTCAATGCCGAACACAATGGTACGGCGCCACTCAAGATAGCCGAGATCGGCGTTACTGCGGCCGTCTTTACCGCCAATGAGGATGCAACCACCTTACCCGGCGAGATCAAACGGCTATCGACTATTTCCGGCGAAGTGGTGGCGCCCGATACCATCCACGTCACCATCCGCGACGACGGCACAGATACCTATACCGTGCGCGGCATCGGCTATTGGCTCAGCAACGGCGTGCTGCTAGGTGTCTACAGCCAGCCGGATCCCATCCTGCAAAAATCGACACAGTCGATGCTGCTGCTGGCCGCTGATACGGTGTTCACCACGATCAAGGCTACGGCGTTGACCTTTGGCGATGCCAAATTCACGAATCCGCCAGCCACTGTCGAGCGCCAGGGCGTGGTCGCGCTGGCGACCGCCGACGAAACCGTCGCCGGTAAGGATGCCATCCGCGCCGTGACACCTGCTGGATTGACACCCGCATTAGTGAAAGCGATCGCCAACCACATGGCGGCGGTCGATCCGCATCAGCAATACCTGACGCCAGAGCGCGGCAACGTCCTGTATTTCCGCAAACTGCCGACGTACACCAGCAGCGATACCGATTGCGACACCTTGCTGGACACCGGTGTGCGCGATGTCTCTGTTGCCAATGATCGCGGCGTCATTGCCGCCACCAGGTTGCCCGCCGGCGCCGATGGTTACGGCAGTTTGACGACCGTGAACGGCGGTCAGTTCGTGCACCAGGTTTATACAGAGGCAACCATTGCGCACCGCACCTGGCAACGTACCGGTTACCTAGGGACAAATAAACCGTTTGAGGGCCATGACTGGAAGCTGTTGTGGGATTCCCGGACGTTTGACCCAGCCGCCAAGCAGGACAAGCTTACCTACGTCCCCGTGCAGCAAGGCACGGGCATCGGGCAAACACCTAATGCCGTCAAAATCGGCTGGTCCAATGGCAGCGGAGTGAAGGTCACGGTGGATGCCACCGATATCGGGTCGGTTGTTTTTGCGACGCGAGGCCGAATGAATATCAATTGGAATGGTATCGGCGGTCAACCCGCATGGATGTTGGGCGGCAATACACCGGAGGATGTCAACGTCTACAACCCGTCTAACTTCAGCGTCAATTACGCCAATAGTGCCGACAATGCTAACCGGGTCGGCAGCGTCCCGATGCGCTTTGCCGAGAATCCCGGCGGGCAGCCCTATTACGTCTATGGCGTCGAAGCAGGCCGGCTGGAAATGACGCTGTACAACCGGGAGTCGCTCTCAGTCGGATTCGCCAATCAACTCACCGGGCCGGGCTTGCGGGACGGATCGATAGGTTCCTTTCGGCTCAACAAAAATCATGCGAGCGCGGAACTCGGTGGCGCCTGGGAGGTACGCGGAACATCCTACGACGTGGGGTCAGGCGGCGACTGGAACATCGGCACACGAACATGTTTATGGCAAAGGGTAGCGTAATGGCAAAGACAAAAAAACAGGTGGAAGTATCGCAAGCAAGTGAGCAAATAGACGAGGCAGTGACAGAGGCAGAATTGCCGATCATCTTCGATCCGGCGCCCATTCCGTCGCCTCCCCCGATTGCCGGTAACGAACCATTGATACCTTCAACGCCACCGGAGCCGCTCAATCCATTTGCGTATTCCGATATTCAAGACATCGTCCGCGTGCCGAACGGTTTTGAATGCAAGGTGAAATTTGATTGCCGGGACGACTATTTGCTGTTTCTGGCCACCGCTGACGATGTCGAGGCGCACGGTCGCGCCATTTATGCGGAATGTGCATCCGGCCAATGGGGCGATACGCCCCATTATTTCCCGACCGATGCCGAACTGCTGGGAGCCGTGCAAGAACGTGCTAGCCGCGAACTACATCGCGCCAATAGCGAAGTGACCAAATACCAGGATCGCGTCGACGTGGACGACGCCACCGACGCCGATATCGCGCTGCTCATGGCCTGGAAAAAATACCGCGTTGCCTTGAACCGCATCCCGGACCAGGCCGGCTATCCGCACGCCATCACCTGGCCTGTTACACCCGACACGCCTGCCATTTAATTCATCAACCCCAATTTACAGGAGCCATATGCCTACTGATTACCACCATGGCGTGCGCGTCATCGAAAAGAACGAGGGCACTCGCCCAATCCGCACCATCAGCACCGCTGTGGTCGGCCTGGTCGCTACCGCCGAGGATGCCGACCCGGCTGTCTTCCCGCTCGACACGCCGGTCCTGTTGACCAACGTCCCCGCCGCCATCGGCAAAGCCGGCGTCAAGGGAACGCTACGGCGCGTCCTGGACGCCATCGGCATGCAAACTAAACCGTTTACCATTGTGGTGCGCGTGGCCGAAGGCAAGGACGAAGCCGAAACCACGTCCAATGTCATCGGCACAACAACCGCGGCTGGCAAGTACACCGGTATTCAAGCACTGCTAGCGGCCCAGGCTCGGCTCGGCATCAAACCGCGCATTCTGGGCGCACCAGGGCTGGACACCAAGGCCGTGACGAACGCCATGGTAGCCGTCGCCCAGAAGCTGCGCGGCTTTACCTATGCGGCGGCGCACGGCTGTCTCACCAAGGAAGACGCCGTGCTGTATCGCAAGGATTTTGGACAGCGCGAGCTGATGCTGATCTGGCCCGATTTCGTGAGCTGGGATACCGCGACCAATGCGGACGCCAGCATGTCCGCAGTGGCTTATGCCCTGGGCCTGCGCGCAAAACTGGACGAAGAGATCGGCTGGCATAAAACCCTCTCCAATATGGTCATCAACGGCCCGACCGGCATTTCGGCGGACGTGTTCTGGGATCTGCAAGATCCGGCCACCGATGCCGGCTACTTGAACAGCAAGGAAGTCACCACTCTCATCAACAGCGGCGGCTTTCGTTTCTGGGGTTCGCGCACCTGCGAGGTCGGCGGTTATTTTTACTTTGAGAACTACACCCGCACCGCTCAGGTTGTGGCCGACACCATCGCCGAAGCGCATATGGCCTATGTCGACGTACCGATGCATCCGTCATTGGTGAAAGACATGATTGAGAGCATCAACGCCAAGTTCCGCGACCTCATCAAGCAGGGTTATCTGCTGGGCGGCAGCGCCTGGTTCGATCCTGAATACAACGGCAAGGAAAATTTGAAGGACGGCAAGCTGGCCATCGATTACGACTACACGCCGGTCCCGCCCCTGGAAAACCTGATGTTCCAGCAACGCATCACCGACCGCTACCTGGCCGACTTCGCCGCTGCTGTTGCCGCCTAACCATTTACAGAAAGAGAGCATCACACCATGGGCATGCCTAAAAAATTAAAAGATTTTATTTTGTTCGATAGCGGTAACTCCTATCGGGGCCTAGTGACGGAAATCACACTGCCCAAACTCTCCCGCAAGATGGAGGAGTACCGCGCCGGCGGTATGAGCGGGCCGATATCCGTGGATCTGGGCAATGAGGCGATCACGCTGGAATGGACCGCCGGCGGCCTCATTTTGGAGGCCTTGCTGCAGTACGGCGCCCGCAGTCACAACGCCACCCAATTGCGCTTTACCGGCGCCTACGAAAGTGACGACGACGGCACCGTGTCCGCTGTCGAAGTTGTGGTGCGCGGTCGCCACAAGGAAGTCGATATGGGTAACGCCAAGAGCGGCGACGACACCAACCAGAAATATACGACGGCAGTGAGCTATTACAAGCTGACCATCGACAACAAGCCCATTTTTGAATTCGATTTCATCAATGCGATTGAGAAAGTCGGCGGCGTGGACCGCAACGCCTCCATTCGTAGCGCTATCGGCCTGTAAATCAGATGAGCGTGAACATCCAGATCACGATCACACCTAGGATCAACACCAAGATCAACACCATCCACTGTTCTTTTGTCACTTGTCACCCCCTTATTGAAGACTACTATGAAAAACATTAACACCGCCACCAGCAACGTACCAGTCACCTTCAAGGCGATCACCCTGGATGAACCGATCAAACGCGGCGATTCCGTCATCAGCGAAGTCACTATCCGCCGGCCGAAATCGGGCGAGCTGCGCGGCGTTTCCCTGATGGATCTGGGCAATCTGAACGTAGCGGCCTTGCAAACCATCTTGCCGCGCATCACCCAGCCGACCCTGACCGCCCAGGAGGTCGCCAATATGGATCCGGCGGACCTGACCGAACTCGGCAGCGAGGTGGCTATTTTTTTGGTGAAGAAAGCCGATCGGCTGGCGGCTTACCGGTCCGAGTAGAAGATCCCATGGCCGATATTGCGGTGGTGTTTCATTGGCCGCCGCAGGCCATGGATGAACTGGATATCACGGACTTGATGGCCTGGCGCGAACGCGCCAGGGTGCGCAGTGGAGCGGCGGAGTAAAAGAAGCGATGAGCGACAAACAATTGCGGTTACAGGTGGTGTTTGCGGCGCTGGACAAGCTGACCGGACCGCTGAAAAAAATCACCGGCGAATCGTCCGCTCTGGGCAAAGCCATCAAGGCGAATAATGAGCGGCTGAAGGAACTCAACGCCCAGCAAAAGGATGTGGGGCGTTTCCGTGAGCTGCGCGCCGGTCTGGATGCCAGCGCAAGCAAATTGCGCGAGGTGCAGCAACATGTTACGGGCCTCGCGCAAAAGATGCAGCAGACGGCGCAACCCACGCGCGCCATGACGCGGGAATTCAATGCGGCCGTCAAATCAGCCGGCGCCATGAAACGTGCGAACCAGCAGCAAAGCGAACAATTGCAGGTCTTGCGTGACCGGCTGTCCGGCGCCGGCATTGGCACCGATCGCTTATCAAAACATGAGCGCAGCTTGCGCGGTGATATCGCCGCCACCAATACCCAACTGGCCGAACAGCAAAAGCGGCTAGCGGCGATTGCCGGCCATCAGCAGAAAATCACCGGCGCCCGCCAGCACGCCGACAAGCTGCGAGGGATGGCCGGCAACGTGGCCGCCGCTGGCATTGGCGCGACGGTGGCCGGCGGCGCCGTCGGTGCGCCCATCGTCAAAGGTTTGCAGGAAGCCAAGCACTACCAGACCGAGAAAGCCCGTGTCACTGCCCTGGGTCTGGGGCCGCAAGTGAGTGCCGACGCCGAAAAATATGCCCGTAATATGAAAACCTACGGCACCAGCCACGCCGAGAACCTGGAGTTAGTCAGGGACAGCATGTCGGTATTCGGCGATCTGCCGCATGCGCAGATGGTCGCGCCCATGCTGACGAAGATGAAATTCGGTAATAAGGCGTTCTACGGCGAGGAATCCGGCGGCGAGAATGAGCGCAAGTTCATGGACATGCTGAAAGTCATCGAGGTACGCGGCGGCACCGCCAGTTCGGCCAAATTCCACGATCAAGCCAATATGGTGCAAAAGGTGATTTCCGCCACGGGTGGCCGGGTCGGTCCGACCGAGTGGCTGAATTTAATAAAAACCGGCGGCATCGCCGCCAAGGGCATGGATGAGAAGGCGTTTTACTACGAGCTGGAACCGCTGGTGCAGGAACTGGGCGGCTTCGGCGTCGGTAACGGTCTCATGTCGAGCTATAACAATCTGTACCAGGGCCGCACCAGTAAGCGCGCCGCGATGAATCTGGACAAGCTGGGCCTGATTGGCGATCACACCAAAGTGAAACACGACAAGGTCGGCCAGACTGCCCAGCTGGATCCCGGCGCGCTCCTTGGCTCAGATCTCTTCAAGAAAAGCCAATTCCAGTGGATGGAACAGGTGCTGGTGCCGCAACTGGCTAAGAACGGCATCACAGATCCCGGCAAGGTGCTCGACACCATCGGCAGCCTGTACACGAACCGCAAGGCTGGCGACCTGATGGCGAACATGTATTTGCAGCGATTCCAGATCCACAAGAACCGGAAATTGAACGAAGGCGCCTACGACGTCGACCAGTTGAATGCGCTCGGCCAGCAACAAGCCAGTGGCAAGGAACTGGAGACTGCCGCCAAGCTAGCCGACCTCAAACTGACGATGGGCGAGAAGATTCTGCCGCTGTATTCCCGCGCCATCGATACCGTGACCACCGCGCTGGAAGGGTTGAACGGCTTCATGGAACGTAACCCAGCCACGGCTAAGGCAATGATTGTCGGCTTTGGTAGCCTGGCGGCCATCCTGGTGGTGCTGGGGCCGCTGATGCTGGGTCTGGCCGCCTTGATCGGCCCCTATGCCATGCTGCATGTGCTGTTTGCCAAAATGGGGATTGCCGGCGGCGTGCTGACGCCGATCCTGCGCGGCATTGGCACCGCCTTTATGTGGCTTGGCCGCATCTTGCTGTTTGTCGGCCGGGCCTTCCTGATGAACCCCATCGGGCTGGCAGTGACCGCCATTGCCCTGGCCGCGTACCTGATCTATCAGTATTGGGAGCCGATCAAGGGATTTTTTACGGGCTTATGGGCCGAGGTGCAGCAAGCGTTTGCTGGTGGCATCGGCGGCATCACCGCCCTGGTGCTGAATTGGTCGCCGTTGGGCCTGTTCTACCAGGTGTTTGCCGACGTGCTGCGCTGGTTCGGCATCGACATGCCGGCCAAATTTAGCGACTTCGGCTTGAATATCATGCAAGGGTTGGCCAATGGCATCACCGGCGCCCTGGGGATCGTCAGAACGGCGATTGCCGGCGCCAGTGACAGCGTCGTCGGCTGGTTTAAAGAAAAGCTGGGCATCCATAGCCCAAGCCGGGTATTTGCCGAGCTGGGCGATTTCACGATGCAGGGACTGGCCATCGGTCTGCAACGTAGCGAAGATGCACCCGTTGCGCAGATTGGCGGCCTGGCCAAGCGTTTGACCCAGCTCGGCGCCGGCGTCGCCATCGGTGCAGCAGCCATGCCGGCGCTGGCCTTCGATACACGACCGCCGCTAGCCTCGCGTGCGGCGGGCGCCGGCATGGTGGTTCAGGGCGACACGATCCAGATCAGCATCACCGCTGCGCCAGGCATGGACGAACAAGCCATCGCCCGCGCTGTGGCGCTTGCCTTGGAACAACGCGACCGGCAGAAAGCGGCGCGGCTCCGCTCCAGCCTGTCCGACTACGACTATTAAGCCACGACGAAGGAATTATTATGATGATGGCCCTGGGCATGTTTGTCTTTAGCCTGCCGACCCTGGCCTACCAGGAGTTACAACGTAAAACCGACTGGAAACACCCGAGCACGTCCCGCGTCGGCGCCCGCAACGCCCGCCAGTTCACCGGCAAGGGGGACGACATCATTACCCTGTCCGGCTGGATCGCGCCGGAGCTGACCGGCAGCGTCTATTCGCTGGATGCCTTGCGTCTGATGGGCGATACCGGTAAATCGTGGATACTCATTGCGGGGACCGGGCGCATCCTGGGGTCGTATGTGATCACCGGCATGACCGAGGGGCGCACTGTGTTGGCGCAGAATGGCGACGCCGGCAAGATCGAGTTCTCCATCACCCTGGAGCGTACCGACGAATCGGTGCTGGGCTTGCTGAATACCCTGGGCGATCTGGGCAGCATCAAGAACATGCTCAGTCTGGAAGGCATCAGCAACAGCGTGAACAATGCGATCAACACCGGAGTATCGACGTTCAACAACGTCGCGGGCAGCGTGCGGAGCCTGTTCTGATGGACTATCCCTCCCCCGCGTTTAAGATTACCCTAGATGGCCGGGACATTACCACCAAGTTCGCGCCGCGCCTGGTCAATCTCAAACTGACGGAATGCCGTAGCGACGACGCCGACGACTTGCGCATCAGCCTGTCCGATGCTGACGGCCAGTTGGCCTTGCCGCCCAAGGGCGCCAAGATCAATCTACAGATCGGTTGGAGCGATTCCGGCCTGGTCGACAAGGGCGCATTTACGGTCGATGAAGTCGAGCACGACGGCGCGCCGGATGTGTTGACGTTGCACGCACGCGCGGCCAGCCTGATAGATACCTTCCGCCAGCCGATGGAACGCAGTTTCCACGACACCACGCTGGGCGCAGTGATTGAGGTGATCGCGTTTCAGCAAGAACTAAAAGCTGGCATTGCCGAGGCGTTGCGCAATGTCCCCGTCAAGCATCTGGACCAGACCCGCGAGAGCGACGCGGCATTCCTGCGGCGGCTAGGCAAGAAATACGACGCAACCGCCACCGTCAAGAATGACACGCTGCTGTTTATGCCGGCAGG